AGTTAGAACTGTACCAGGTGGATTAAATTTTTATAGATCAGGTACAAGAGATAGAATTGAACCATTAAACATTGGTGCAAACAATCCACTAGGTTTAAATATGGAACAGCAAAGAAGAGAAAGTATTAGAGCTGTGTTTTATGTAAATCAGTTGATGATGCAACAAGGACCACAAATGACAGCAACAGAAGTTATTCAAAGAAACGAAGAGAAGATGAGATTGTTAGGACCTGTATTAGGTAGATTACAATCAGAATTATTAAAACCATTAATTGATAGAGTGTTTGCTGTATTACTTAGAAACAATATGTTACCACAAGCACCAGACTTTTTATCAGGTAGAGATGTAGAAATAGAATATGTATCTCCACTTGCTAAAGCACAAAAGTCTACAGAGTTACAATCTATTATGAGAGCAGTAGAGATACTAGGATCATTAGCAAATGTTGCACCAGTATTTGATTATGTAAACTTTGATAACCTTGTTAAACACTTAGCAGACATTGTAGGTGTTCCACAAAAAATATTAAAAACACAAAGTCAAGTTAATGCTGAAAGACAGCAACAAGCACAACAACAAGAACAAATGCAACAGATGCAACAACTACAACAAGTTGCTAAAGCAGGAGGAGATATAGCACCACTAGCGAAAGCATTGCCAGACGAAGCAAGAGCTGTAGCAAATGCAGACGTGGAATAATATGTCAGAAACAAAACAATTAGAAAAATTAATAGAAGGGTTAAAAGTAAATTACAAAACCATATTCAACACAGCAGAAGGCAAACGAGTCTTAGCTGATCTTGAGAAAAGATGTCATTATCATTCTACCACTAATGTAAAAGGTGATAGTCATGAGAGTGCATACATGGAAGGACAACGCAGCGTTCTTCTATTTATTAAATCAATGCTGCAAAACGAAAATGAAAAAGGAAAATAATCATGTCAAGCGAACAGACAACACAGGAAACTGTGCCTGTAGAAAAGACAGAAACATCTACAGAACCAGTTAAAACAGAACCAACTACTGAAACAAAACCAGAAGTTACAACAACAACTACAACGACAACATCATCTTGGAAAGAATCTATAAGTGAACAATATAGAAACGATCCTAACATTGAAAAATTTACAGAGATAGATGCGTTAGCAAAATCTTACATCAATGCAACAAAGATGATTGGTCAAGATAAAGTTGTTATACCTACAAATAATTCTACAGAAGAAGCATGGAATGAAGTTTATGATAAATTGGGTAGACCTGAATCTGCTGAAAAATATTCTTTAGATGCAAAATCAGAAGTCGTAAATTTTGATGAAGCTGCAATCAAATCTTTTGCAGAACAATCACATAAGCTAGGTTTAAATAATAAACAAGCTCAAGGTATCTTAGAGTTCTATAAAAATAATATGGAAGGCACTGCTCAACAAGCAAAGATAGATACTGAAACTGCTCAAGCTCAAGCTGAACAACAACTAAGACAAGAGTGGGGTAGAGACTTTGAATCAAAAGTAAAACAAGCAGGTGCATTAGCGAAAGCTAATATGGATGCCAATGTTTTAGATATGACTTTATCAAATGGTACAAGGTTAGGTGATCATCCAGAAGTCATAAAAGGTTTTGCAAAGATAGCAAGTATGATGCAAGAAGATAAAATAGTTGCAACAGAAAGCGAAAATGTAGACACAACTAAAGATTTGGAAAGTGAAATATCAGCTATTATGAATGATAAGAACCATCCATATCATATTAAAGGACATCCTGATCACGATAAAAGTGTGCAACAATTACTTACTTTAAGAGAAATGTTACATGCCAAGTGATAATAGTCATCTTAATAATGAAGAAATAAAGCTCGAAATATTAAGAATAGTTGTAGAAGCAGGTACTCTAAATCAAAAAGAAAACCCCTTGCCAATCTGCGAAAATTATTATAAGTGGATTAAAGGTAAGACAATTCGCAAGAACCTTACTGGCAAGAAGGAATAGACTCTAGTCTAACAGACTTTAAATGCAAGAGATGCCTACCTTTTGGTGGAGAACCTTTCTGATTATTTTAACTTAACAATAATATGGAGAGACAATTATGTCATCAAATATAACTACAGCTTTTGTACAGCAGTATTCTGCTAACGTACAAATGCTATCTCAACAAATGGGATCGTTATTAAGAGACAAAGTCAGATTAGAAAGCGTTGTTGGAAAAAATGCTTTCTTTGATCAAGTTGGCTCAGTAACTGCTGTTGAAAAAACTAGCAGACATTCAGACACTCCACAAATAGATACACCTCACGCTAGACGTAGAGTATCTCTTGCGGATTATGAATTTGCTGATTTAATAGATCAACAAGACAAAGTAAGACTCTTAATTGATCCTACTTCATCTTATGCTCAAGCTGCTGCTATGGCAATGGGTAGAGCTATGGATGACGTGATCATTTCTGCTGCACTAGGTACTGCGTTTACTGGTGAGACAGGATCAACAAGCACAGCTAATGCGAATACAATCGCACATGGTTCTGCTGGTTTAACTATCGCTAAATTAAGAACTGCAAAAGAAACTCTTGATTTAGGAAGTGTAGATCCATCTATACCAAGACACATCATAGTATCTCCAAAGCAGATTACTGATCTTTTAGGAACAACTGAAGTAACAAGTTCTGATTTCAACACTGTTAAAGCATTAGCAAATGGTGAGATCAACTCGTTCCTTGGTTTTAACTTTATTGTATCAAACAGACTATCGCTATCTGGCTCTACTAGATCGTGCATTGCTTTTGCACAAGATGGTATTGCTCTTGCGGTTGGTAAAGATGTTCAAGCTAGAATAGATGAGAGAGCAGACAAATCGTATGCTACTCAAGTTTACTACTGCATGAGCATTGGTGCTACTCGTATGGAAGAAGCGAAAGTTGTTGAAGTACAAGCAACAGAATCGTAATAGGAGGAATATATGGCGAATGTTAATACAGATATTGTAACAAATTTTGTTGCAACTCCTCAGGTTAAGAATGATTCCCAGCAATTACATGGCGTAAAAAGAATTGCTCAAGGAACTATTGCTTTAGCTGCTGGAGACTTATCAGCAGGTGACACAGTAATGTTAGCACCTGTACCAACTAATGCTAGTATATCCTCAATCAAATTGTTTAATGACGATTTAGATTCTGGAACTACTATGACAACAGATGTTGGTTTATACTCAACAGCGATTGCTGCTGTAGATGATGACGCTTATGCTTCTGCAATTACTGACCTTAGAGGTGCGGTAACTACAGGAACTGAAGTAGCGTTTGAAGCTAGAAACATTAACACATGCGGTCAGAAAGTCTGGGAAGATGCTGGACAATCTTCTGATCCTGGTGGGTACTACTACGTTGCATTAACTTTTGATGCAGCTGGTGATACTGCTGGTGATTTGAGCTTTGTTATTGAATACACAGTAGACTAATCAATGAATATTAGGTGGGGAGCAATCCCCACCTTTTTATGAAAAATATTAAAGAATTAAAACCTGTACTACACTTTAAAAAAGATAATTATGTGTACAGATATGTTTTGGTAGACAGATTTAAACATGGTCCTAAATACCATTATGGATTTGATCTAAAAGAAGAGAGAACAGAAGAAGAAATATTTGCGTTAGAAAAAGATAGACAGATAAGGCGAAAGTATATTATAAGGAAGTAATATGGCATCAGTAGTAGACATTTGTAATGGAGCATTAAATCAACTAGGTGCAACAACCATCCTTTCACTTACAGAAGATTCAAAAAATGCAAGACTTTGCAATCAAAGATTTACACAAGTAAGAGACGCAGTATTCAGATCACATCCTTGGAACTGCTTACAAAAAAGACAAGAACTAGCAGCAGACACTACAGCTCCTGCATGGGGTTTTAAGTTTGCTTATACTTTACCAGCAGATTGTTTGAGATTACTTAGAATACTAGACTATGATTCAAACTACAAAGTAGAAGGTAGAAAGATATTAAGCAATACTTCTAGTATGAAAATTTTATATGTTGCTAGAATTACAGACCCCAATGAATATGACGAATCGTTAAGAGAAACTTTATCTGCTGCTTTAGGTGCTGATATAGCTTTTGGAGTTACTTCTAATAATCAAACAGCAACTAATATGTACAATTTATTTCAAGATAAATTAAGAGATGCTAGATTTATAGATGCAACTGAAGGTCAGAATATAGATCAAGACCTAGGTATGTCAGATCAAATAGATGCAGGTACATTTATAAACTCAAGGTTTTAATAAATGGCTAGGGTTGCTGTTGAACTTACAAACTTTACAGGCGGTGAGCTATCACCAAGATTAGATGGTAGAACTGATCTAACAAAATATTCATCAGGTTGCTCAACACTAGAAAATTTAGTTGTCTACCCACATGGGTCAGCAGCTCGTAGACCTGGTTCTACATTTATAGCAGAGGTAGCTGACAGCGATAACAAAACAAGATTAATACCTTTTGAATTTTCAACAACACAAACTTATATGCTTGAGTTCTCAAACTTAAAAATGAGAGTGTATAAAGATAAAGGTGCTGTACTAGAAGGAGATAAAACTATAACAGGAATTACACAAGCTAATCCTGCTGTCGTAACTGCAACTTCACATGGTTATTCAAATGGTGATGAAGTATTAATTAGTGGTGTTTCTGGTATGACAGAAGTTAATGGTAAAAGATTTTTAGTTGCAGACAAAACTACCAATACATTTGAACTACAAGACAAAGATGGAGTTGATATAAATAGCACATCATTTACCGCTTACGCTTCAGGTGGTGTATCTAATAAAGTTTTTGAACTAGCAACACCTTATACTACTGCACAACTTTTTGATTTAAAATTTGCACAAAGTGCTGACGTTATGTATATTACACATCCAGAACACGAAGTAGAAAAACTATCTCGTACTGGTCATACATCTTGGACATTAACAGATGTAGATTTTACTGATGGTCCTTACTTAGATAATAACATTACAGCAACCACATTAAATCCAGGATCACATACTGTAGGAACAGGTGTAGCAGTTGTTGCTTCTGCTATTACAGGTATTAATTCTGATACAGGATTTCAATCTACTGATGTTGGAAGATTAATTAGATTTAGAGATGGCTACATGAAAGTAACTGGTGTTACAGATACTTTAAATATTACAGTAGAAATTATAGAAGATTTAGGATCATCAACTGCTTCAGCAGATTTTGCTTTAGGTTCTTTTTCTGACACCACAGGTCATCCTTCTTGTGTAACTTTTTTTGAACAACGATTAGTATTTGCAGGAACAACTGATCAACCGCAAACAGTATTTTTTTCAAAGTCTGGTGATTATGAAAACATGAATGAAAACAGAGGTGGTACTGTAGCAGATGATGATGCAATCATTTATACAATCGCATCCAACCAAGTTAATGCAATTAGATTCATGACAGCAACTAGAACTTTAATCATTGGTACAGCAGGAGGTGAATTTACTGTATCTGGTGGATCAGTAGATACAGCAATAACACCAACAAACATATTAATTAAAAAACAATCAAACCATGGTGCAGCTAACGTAGATGCTATAGCTGTAGGTAACGCCACATTATTTTTACAAAGAGCTAAAAGAAAAATTAGAGAACTAGCTTATAACTTTGATGTTGATGGTTATATTGCACCTGATATGACTATCCTTGCTGAACATATTAGTGAAGGTGGTTTGACACAAATTGCTTATCAACAAGAACCAAATCAAATTGTTTATGCTACAAGAGGTGATGGAGAACTTGTAGGATTGACTTATCAAAGAGAACAACAAGTAACTGCCTGGCACAGACATATCTTTGGTGGAAGATTTGGTAATGCAACAATAACAGTAACTGATTTTGCAAACATAGCAGATGGTACAAGAATAGTTTTAACAAAAGCAGATGGTACAACTACAACTTTTACATCCGCTACATCTGCTACAAGTGGTAAGTTTCACACAACATCTAGCAACAACCAAACTGCAACAAACTTAAAAACACTAATAGATGCTGATTCGGATTTTACAGCAACAGTAAATAGTAATGTGGTTACTATTACAGAAAGTTCACCATTGTCTACAGGGTTTTTAACTATTACATCTTTAGATGATTCTACTAGATTAACAAAGACTGATGAAGGTAAAGCTGTATGTGAAAGTGTTGCTGTCATTCCAACAGATGATACCGAGTATGAAGTTTATGTCATTGTTAAAAGAACTATCAATGGTGCTACTAGAAGATTTGTAGAAGTTTTAAATGTATTTGATTTTGATCAAACAGATAATACATCATTTAATTTTTTAGATAGTCAGTTAAGTTATAGTGGTAGTGCTGCAACCACTATATCAGGATTAGATCATCTTGAAGGACAAACTGTTTCTATACTAGCAGATGGTGCAACACATCCAGATAAAACTGTTAGCTCTGGTAGTGTAACTTTAGATCGTTCTGCGTTAAATGTTAAAGTTGGTTTAGCTTATACATCTTTACTGCAAACTATGAGATTAAATGCTGGTTCACAGAATGGAACATCACAAGGTAAGACCAAAAGAATATATGATATTACTGTTAGAATGTTTGAAACGATTGGTGTTGAGGTTGGACCAAACTTAAATGATATGGAAAGAATACCATTTAGAAGTTCTGCTGATTTAATGGATGAAGGTATACCACCATTTACAGGAGATAAAGAGGTAGAGTTTAGAGGAAACTATGAA